ACTCCGAGATGCTTCGTGATGCAAAGAAGATTAAATTCTATGCTGAATCGGAGATCGAACGACTAACTAAGTGGAGTAAGTAATGAACTGTTTTGAATTCTTAGGGCTAAGTAAGGATCATAGGGCGTTAGGCAAGGTAGTTCAACTTGTTAAGAACTATGATGAGGTTACACCAAAGAACATAGTGTACCCTCTGCTAGGGCAGGTTAAGTACGATGGTGTGTTTGCAATGCTTATTGTAAAACATGATCGTGTCGCTATATTTGGTAGAACAGGTAAACTATTAAGCCTATTGGAAGGTTTTTGTGAAAAGTATTCCTTCCTAAACCCCGGAGTTTACATTGGTGAGTTGTGCTTACCCGGCAAGTCTCTTGAAGTCTTGAGTGGTATTGTAAACCCTAACCGGACTAACGTACTCGATCCAACTCTTATGAACTATTGGATCCAAAACAGGGAGATGCATTTCCATGACTTTCTTACCACGGAAGAATTCATTATTGGGCAAAGTGATAACTCGTACTCTAGTAGGGAGCGCGATCTTATCGCTGCTGGTCTGCCTTACATTCACACTATTGCTCTTCACTCCGTTACTGATGCTGAGGTATTTGCTAAGGCTTGTATTGATTCGGGACACGAGGGGATAGTTATAAAGAGTGACACTGATTGGGTGGCTGGTCACAAAGGTTGGAGATCCATGAAGAAAGTAAGGCAGATTAGTTATGATCTGCTTTGTATAGGTACAGAAGAGGGGACAGGGAAGTACGCAGGTAAGGTAGCAAACCTGTTGTTCCAGTGGGGAGATGGTGATGTTATCAAAGCGATGCTAGGTAAGAACTACACTCACATGGATGCAGAGGTTATGTTCTCAGACCCCGGCTATTCCCCTGAAGGCCAAGTGTACAGAGTGTACGGACTACAGGATTCCAGCAAAGGTAAGATCAGATTACCTAAAGTTGGTGAGCTTAGAATTGATAAAGCTACACCAGATTTTTAATTGAGATGGGGCAGCGTAGCCCCTTTCTTTACTACTTGGAGGTTTAATGCCTAAGTTAGAAGAACTAGAGAAGTCAGTAGGAGAGTGGGCAGAAGGTAAGGGCCTGATCTTTGAAGGTAACGAAGTTGCACAGGTTAACAAATTTATTGAGGAAGCTTACGAGTTTGCAGATGAAGTACACATGGGCAATAGAGACAAAGTAATCATGGAAGGTGGAGATGTTCTGGTAACTCTATGCGTACAAGCAAAGTTGCAAGGCACCACACTGGCAGAGATGCTTGAGTCTGCTTATAATAAGATCAGCAAGCGCAAAGGCAAGACCATTGATGGCACCTTTGTTAAGGCAGGTAAGTAATGGATAAAGCTACAAGTATCCTCTCAGATATCACGGTGTTTACCAAGTACGCAAAGTTCGTACCAAGCCTACAGCGCAGAGAAACATGGGAAGAGCTAGTGTTTCGTAACATGCAGATGCACATTGATACGTATCCAGATCTTGCAACAGATATCTTTAATACGTACATGGATTTTGTTATGCCTAAGAAGGTTCTGCCTTCTATGCGCTCATTGCAGTTCGGTGGTAACCCGATCTTCAAGGCCCCTAATCGGATATTCAACTGTGCGTACCTACCTGCTGAACAGGTAAGTTCTTTTCAGGAAGTGATGTTCTTACTCCTAGGTGGTTCTGGTGCAGGGTACTCAGTACAGCACCAACACGTAGATCAGCTCCCTGCCCTGCAAGGCCCCGACTATCGAGAGCGAAGGTTCTTGATTGGGGACAGCATTGAAGGATGGGCTGACTCTATCAAGGTTCTGGTAGAGGCTTATTTCTATGGGAAGATCCGGCCAGTGTTTGACTTCAGTGACATCCGTCACAAAGGCGCTGAGCTTGTTACTTCTGGTGGCAAGGCACCCGGCCCTGATCCACTGAAGTCTTGCCTGCTGGAGCTTGAGGCTCTGCTGGAAGGTGTATTAAAAGCCCGTGGTCGTGGAACAAAACTCAAGCCAATCGAAGTGCATGATATGTTCTGCTTCATTGCTGATGCAGTCCTAGCCGGTGGTATCCGCCGTGCTGCCCTGATCTGCTTGTTCGATAGAGATGACGAAGAGATGCTTAGCTGCAAATCTGGAGAATGGTATCTGGATAATCCTCAGCGAGGCAGAGCCAACAACAGTGCAGTGCTTCCTCGGAGTGAGGTCTCTCAGGAGGAGTTCTATGCTCTAATGCAGAAGGTAGAGGACAGTCATTCAGGTGAACCCGGAGTGTACTGGACTAACGATGCAGATTGGGGAACCAACCCATGTTGTGAGATAGCACTTAAGCCGTACCAGTTCTGCAATCTAACGGAGATCAATGCCAGTAACATTGTAGACCAGCAAGACCTAGAAGATAGGTCACGAGCTGCTGCATTCATTGGTACACTTCAGGCAGGCTACACTAACTTCCATTACCTTAACCCTGAGTGGAAGCGTACCACTGAAGAGGATGCCTTGATTGGTGTTGGTATGACTGGTATAGCCAGTGGTTGTGTGTTGAGCCTAGATCTAAAGAAAGCTTCCAATGTTGTTCTTGAAGAGAACGATATAGTTTCTAAGAAAATTGGTATTAACAGGGCAGCTAGAACCTCTACTGTTAAGCCTTCCGGCACTAGCTCTTTGGTAGCTGGTTCTTCTTCTGGCATCCATGCTTGGCACAACACTTACTACATTCGCCGTATGCGTATTGGTAAGAACGAAGCCTTGTATCATTACCTAGCTAAAGTACACCCTGAATTGGTGGAAGATGAAGTGTTCCGTCCCGAGACTATGGCAGTTATCAGTGTACCGCAACGGGCACCTGAAGGCTCCATCGTAAGAACAGAGTCTCTTACTTCATTGCTTGATCGGGTATCTCGTTTCAATAAAGAATGGGTACGCACTGGTCATCGCACAGGTAAGAACAGTCATAACGTATCTTGCACTATCTCGGTTAAGCCGGATGAGTGGGGAACTGTGTCTGAGTGGATGTGGAGTCATCGTGAAGAGTTCAATGGTATTGCGGTTCTGCCTTATGAAGGTGGCACTTACCAACAGCTTCCCTTTGAGGATATCACAGAAGAGAAATTCCTAGAAATGTACTCGCACCTTGAAGGTCTCGACCTGACCAAGGTACACGAAGAGACAGACAACACAGACCTTGCAGGTGAGATAGCTTGCTCTGCTTCTGGTTGTGAAGTAACATAATCCAAGTACGATATTTCATAACCCGGACTATAGAAACAGATAAGGAGTAATTAAATGCGGAGTCAAGTAGTCATTGCAGCAGATATCGTTGAGTCACAGGCTACAGAAGGCTTGGTGAGCACAGACCTTTATATGGAAGGGACTAATGCTGGACTTAATGTTGATACACTAATAGAGCAGGCGGAGGAGATTTATGCAGTCTCAGAAGAAACCTTCCAAGAAACCTTCGATACCTATTGATGCTTGGGAGTTGATAGAACAAACTCTTTTACCAGAGCCACCTACTCCTGACAAGCCAACTTGGAAACTCGTTGCAGAACAGGAACGGCTTAGGATTCTTGATGTTCTTAAGCACAGGGTAAATGTATACGGAATCTCCAATGATACGTGAAGCTACCGCATTTGATGCTCTCACTGTACTATGTTTAGCAGAGAGCTACATTGAGGAGGCTGGCGAATACGCTGGCCTCTCTTACGACTCCTCGCTTGCCATTGGTAATATGATGCTTGCAACAAAAGACCCTAATCAACTGTTTATCCTCAGCTTGAATTCTGAGAAGGAAGTTGTTGGTATGCTATGGGCTGTTTGTGTAGCAGCATTACCTTGGTCACCAGAGAAGGTAGCTCTCGATCAAATTGTTTACGTTTCACCTGAGTACAGGGGCACTAGGCATGGTTTAGATTTACTGAGAGCTTATGAAGATTGGGCTGAAGAGGAAGGTGCATCTGAAATTAGACTTAGCATAGCCTCTGGTGTCCATGAAACAAAGACAAGTAAACTGTACCAAAAATTAGGGTACTCTCATTTAGGTTCACAATACAGGAGAAAGTTATAATGGGTTTTATGTCACCTAGTACACCAGAAGTACCTAACCCGGCCAAGCGTCCAGAAAGATCAGACACTATTGAGCCTGAGGATATCGCTGTTGGTGGGGAAGGCGAAGAAAGTGAAAAGAAAGGTCGCCGTGCATTGCGAAGACCTTCAGGAAATACCGATGGATCAAATCAATCGGTAGGTACTGGCCTCAGCGCGTAAGGAGACTACATGAAAAACAATCCCTTGTCTCCCTACGGAGATAAAGGGTCTACCCTCGCTTCTAAGTACGATCAGTTGAAGCAGAAAAGGGAGACCTATCTAAGTCGTGCAGAGCAATACGCCAAGGCTACACTGCCATACGTTATGCCAGAGAATCAGAACACAGAAAGTGATTCTATGCAAAACGGTTGGCAGAGCTTTGGTGCAAAGGTTGTTAATCACCTTAGTAACAAGATTATAATGACCCTGTTCCCGCCTTCTAGGTCTTTCTTTAAACTAAGCTTCTCCTCTGATATCCAAAAAGAACTAAAGGAAGAGGGCTGGGACAGTTCTACCTTGGCAACTGAGCTTGCCGCTGTAGAGTCTGATGCCATGACATTCATGGACAGCACAACACCTAGAGACTTGGATATTAAAACAGCCAAGCATTTGATTATCACTGGTAACTACATGCACTACTTCCCTGAAACAACTAAACATGCTATAGGTGTAAGCCTAAACCAGTACGTTGTGAAGAGAGATACGTATGGAACTTTACTTGAAGTTATACTCTGCCAGAAGAAAGCCTTAGGCTCTATGCCGGAGGAGATTAAGCAGAAGGTAAAATCAGACTATCGTAACAGTCACATCAAAGATGATACTGAGGTCTCTCTGTACACAGGTGGCTTGCGTCAACCTGATGGTAAGTACAAAGTATATCAAGAAGTCCTTGGTGTAGTGGTAGGTAAAGAAAGCCTTATGAAGGAAGAGAACATCCCCTTCACCATCTTAATGTGGAACCATACTCACGGTGAAGATTACGGTAGAGGCTTGGTAGAAGATCATGGTGGAGATTTCCATGTTATTCAAATACTTTCTGAGGCTGTAGCTAAGGGTATGATCTTGATGGCAGACATCAAGTACCTTGTTAAACCCGGAAGCTACACAGATGTTGACCATCTTGTTGAAAGCCCAACAGGGGAATTCATCAGTGGCAACATTGATGACATCGGTGTTCTACAGTTAGAGAAATACGCAGACTTCTCTCCTATCGTTGAAGTCCTTAGGGATTACGAGCGAAGGGTTGGTGAAGCCTTTATGGTATCTCGGGCAGCAAGACGAGATGCAGAACGTGTAACTGCTTATGAGATCCGACAGGATGCTGCTGATCTTGAGGTGGCTTTGGGTGGTGTATACAGTCACCTGTCTGCTATCTGGCAGAAGCCTAGAGCTATGCGCCTTCTCAAGATGGCTATTGATAACAGCAATTCTGATTTGAAACTAGATGACTTTAGTCCAGAGATTGTAACTGGTGTAGAAGCCTTAGGTAGAATGAACGAGCTTGACAAGATCATGCAATTCACAGAGATGCTTCAGATGACTAACTCATGGCCTGAAACTATGCAACGTAGAGTGCAGTGGGACAAGTTTAGTGGCAAGGTAGCTGCTGAGATCGGCCTAGAAATAGACTGGTTGATGAATGATGATCAGTTCAAAGAGATGCAGCAGGCTGAACAGAAAGCAATGATGGAACAGAAGATGGCAGCAGAAGCCAGCAAAGCCGTTCCTGATATGATCAAACAAGGAGGCCAACAGTGAGTACCGAAGATACAACTGTAGTAGAAGGAACAGCAAGTACACCTAGTTCAGAGGGTGTAACTCCCGCAACTACTGAGGGTGTAACCAATGCAACAGAAGAGAGCACGACGGAAACGACAGAAGGAACAGGCGTCACGGAGGCGACAGACACAGAAGCAACAAGTGAAGAGTCCAAGCAGACTTCCACTGATGATTCTGGAGAAGCAGACTTCTATTTCAATGGACAACAAGTTCAAGTAGAGATTCCTGAAGACCTGAGGGGTAGCCTTGATGCTGCCGGTGTTAACGTAGACTCCGTTCTTAAAGAGCTTTACGGTAAAGACAGTGACTTCACTTTGTCTGATGATACAAGAGCGCCCTTGGATGAGAAATACGGCAAGGTAGTTGTAGACACCTTTCTTAATGCAATGAAGAGCCAGAACGAAGGCATCCTTAAAGGAGCAAATGAAGCTCAGAACGCTGCAAGTGAAGCAGATAAACAAGCTGTTGAGTGGAGCAACGAAATTGTTGGAGGCGAAGAAAACTGGAACTCCCTTGAGGCATGGGCAACAGAAAACCTAGATGAGGGAGAGATTACTTCTTTCAATAAGGCTATGTCCAGTGGTGACAAGTGGATGCAAGAGCTTGCTA